TGGTCTTCTTCAGTGACTTCATTAAATCTAATTAAAACCTCATAAGGTTCAAACCCATACTTTTCTAGCATAGGATTAAATATTTCTTCTACTACAATATTTTCAAGTTCTTCTTGGAATGCTTTTATCATTCTTTCATACATTATTGCTTTGATTCTAGCTGTGTTCCCTTGTATTGCTACTTTGTTATTCCTACGTGTTAGATAGATATGATTTGGTACATTAAGACAATTAACTTTGCCTTTATAATAAACCTTTTCACACATTGATGGAGTAATGATTGTATAATCTTTTTCTGATAAATCTATTCTTACTCTCCACATCCCCACTCTATTTTCTCTTTTGTCTTCAGAGAATATTAGATTAGTTCTGTAGCCACACATCAATGCAATTTCTTGTATATCATCAGCTAATTGTTTTGATGTTGTTGTATATTCACAAGTATTTCTTCCTTCTCTAGTATCATAAGTTCCATCACCATCTATAGCTGCAAATAATAAATATTTTAGATATTCTGGTTGGTAATCTAAGAACTTTCTTGGTATATGTCTATTATAACAATTATCACCAAATTCTTTAAGAAAATTATATAATTCTTTATTATACCAATGCCATTCATATCCCTTATCTTCAGAATAAGATTCTTTAAATTCAGGATAATTGGAATATATTACTTCTCTCATTCTATGAGCTGAATCTTCTTTCTTTTGAGATAGTCTGCAATAAGGTTCATTAGAATTAATACTTCCTTCTGACACATAATAGCCAATAAACTTCATTAAATCTATTACTGGTTGTTTTGGTGGGAATTCCATCTTATAAGATTCTGGTTCAACTCTAGATTTAATAGCCCAATGTGAATTAGAATTATAAATCTCCTCTGCTGATACAAACTCCCAATTTTCTTTAGTTGAAGTTGGATTTTTATTTACCCACATTCTATGATTAGGTGTAACCATCATATCCATTTTTTGAGATTTAAACTTTATCATTGGTCCATCATGTTCATAGATATGTTTTTCTACTGGGTCTATAGGCTTATTATATTCTATTTGTTTGGTGTCTGGGTTATAAGTAGCTATAATATCATCATTAGTTAAATCTAAGTGTTTTTTCCAACCATCTATAGTTAGTACTTCAGTTTTCTCATCATAACATGCCTCCGTACTGCCTTTTCCCAATCCCAATGCTTCTTCTGGGCATAATAATCCTATTACTAATTGAGTTTGGAAATAATTAAAGTATTCTTCAATTCCTTCTATTCCACCTTCATCTATAGGCTTAAGATTTATAAACCAAGGTACTACAAATTCATTCTTAGATTCTATATCTTCTAGTTCAGTTTTAATTGCATCCATTATAGAATCAGGAGGTATTTGACCATCTTTCTCTGAACCAACTTGACATATCCACTTCAATGTTCCATGCCTTTGTATTGCATTATATAAAGCTTCATCAGTTTTCACTTTTCTATCTATAGTATCTTTATTAGGTTGAATTAATGAAATTCCGTAAGCATCACCTGGAATTTCAAAGAATCTAATATGTGTTATCTTTTCAGGTTTAATACTAGGTAATGTTTTACCACCTATTTCTTGGTAATAATCTACAACATCACCGTATTCATCAGTATTTATTACCATCGTTCTTGGGTCTACAACTTTTAGTCTAACTATATCCTTCTTTTTATTATATATTTTTTCAATATATGAATCACCAAATATAAGAGTGTATAAAGTTGATTGTCTTAAACTTCTTTCTAATTGAATTTTATTGCATATCTTAGATATAAATTCTTTAGCATCTGCATTATCAGATTCTAAAGTATATCCTACCATAACTGTATTCCATGCAGTAATGTTCAAAGCTGCAAATATAGTACCATCACCAGAATAATAATTCCAATAAGTTCTTAGCATAGAGGTTGAACGTGAAGAAGATGACATTCCTTTTGAAGTGCTAGAACCAGTTCTAATTACTGTAGAAGGTCTTCCATCATCTTTTAGATATTTAATCTTATTTCTTAAGTTTAATATCGCCATCTTTACGTTTTCCTTTTATATATATTTCAATTGTACTAACATAACGTTCTTCAAATTTTTCACTACCAATCTTAATTGAATATTCAGGGTTTTCTAAATATTTACGTAATAAGATAGCAGCAACATCTATTGCTCGTTTAATGTTATTTCCTCTAGATATTAAAAGAATTGTATCAGTTTCACCTAATGCATAAAAACATGCTGAAAGATATTTAGCTGGGTCTTTATTACCTATTGGAATTTTTTCTATTGTATCGTCGGACATAGATATTTACTCCTAAATAAACATTTTAACATCATATTTTACTGAATCCTCCCTTTGTACTTCGTGCATATAATACATCTTTAGTTCTTGACCAGTCAATGAAACCTCCAGACTCTGAAGCTTCTAAAGCGAAGGATAAAGAATCTATACAATCATCCCACTTTCCTCGTGGATAAACTCTTAGTTCATCTACAAGATGTGTAAGAGATGGATTTAAATAAACTCTATTAGTCTCAAATAAGATAGATAATCTATCTGCTCTCGTATCTTTATCATTAACACGAGATGGTTTTATTGGCATTATAGGTATATTAGGATTTTGTCTTGAAGCATCAGTAACTAAATACTTTTGCTGTGCTGCTGCATCCATACCTATTCTAGATGCAGTATATTTCTCGTCTATAGATTTCATTATATCTAATTGACGTTTTGGTGAAGCATGTGTTCTGCTATAATCTATTATATATATATTACCTTCGGGGTCAACCCCAATAACTGTAGTTACACCCCAATCACTTACGTTCTCTTCACCACCCCAATCAACTCCTATATATTTCTTAGTGTTAACTGGTATTAAGCCATTTAAAGATTTCCACTTAGATATTGCTTTATCAATCCATTCGGGTTTAAATTTAGATATACCAGATGCAATTATATTATTTTGGTATTGCATTTGAAAGAATCTTTCTCCTTGGTGCTCACGAATGAATTTTAGTGTTAATGCATTTTCATCAAGTAAATCTTTAGGTCTATTCTCAGATAGAATCCTTTTGTTTACTTCTTTAATCATGTCTTTATCCCAAGGGAGATGCTCATCCCAAAGAACTTTATAAGGTTCTGTACCCTCATCTGCCTTCTTGAGATTTTGTACAGCTTGATATTTTAATGTATGATAACCTGCTTTATCCATAAGATAACTATGGAAATCATCTTGGTTCCATCTTGTTCCTATATTTATGACATTAGTTCCTGCCATAAATGTACCTATTAAAGGTCCCTCATACCACTCTTGCAACATTTCACGTCTATGTTGTGTACGTGAGTTGTCGTCATCTGTTATATCATCTAATACTATTAAATCATAGTGAGCTGATATAACTCTAGAACTTACACCTAATACTTTTAGTGTAGGTTCGTTATGTGGAATGTACTTATCGCCAGTTTGTCTTACTCTTATTTGGTCTCGTGACCAATCAAGACTTGGCTTTTTAAATGCCCCAAACAAATCAGTAAGTCTTCTATTGTTTTCAAGATTCTCTTGAATGAATGTCATCATAGAGTTAGCTTTATCTTGGTTAATAGTTACTATCAAAGCTCTTATATTTCGATTAGTAGATATCCTCCAGATGATATAAGACCCGACAATACTAGTCTTGCCATGTCCTCTTGGGGCTAATAGAACATTAAACCTATTGGTTTCGAATGCCTTCATCCATTCTTGATGAAACCATTCACATTTAAGACCTATTATGTCTTTAGTAAATGCTACAGGGTCATTAGAGTATTGTAGCAATTTTAATGATGATTCGTCTAGTCCTTCAAATAAGCTCATAATAAATAAACATATAGGTAGATTATCTTCTACCTATTAAAGTTTTACAAAGATATATTTTGTTTTATCTGATTACAGCATTTCTTTAAGCTCATCCTTAAACATACCGAAGATAAAACCTATAAATAGTCCTATCTGTGGTAGGTTAGCGATTGGGAATATAGCAGTTGCAGCAAGCAGAGTTGCTAAAAACCAACCAAGGATACCGCCTATGAAAGCTGTCT